TAAAAAGTCTGGTAGAATGTCACAAATAGAAAATCCTTTTGAGGATGAATTTAATCAAGCACAAGGAGTAATGTAAAATGAAATGCTATAACTGTGGAACAGAATTAATATGGGGTGGTGACCACGATTGTGAAGATGACGAAGAACATGCTATAGTTACAAACTTATCTTGTCCTAACTGTGGTGCTTTTCATTTAGTATATTGGGGTCATAAGGAAGAGGAGGATGATAAAGAAGACTGGTCAGAAGGTTATGATGAATGGTTAAGAGAACAACAGTTAGAATTGTTTGACAAAGAACCTGAAATGTGGGAACATTATTGTGATGAAGAGAAAAGTATGATGGCAGTAGGAAAAGGTGAACCTTGTAACTGGTGTGGAAAGGAAGAGAATGAAAGTAGTTCTTGATATTGAAACAGATGGTTTTAATCCTACCAAGATTCATTGTATAGTGGCAAAGAATATCGAGACTAATGTTGTAACAGTATTTGACCCTGATAGTATGTATAGTTTTAATAACTGGTCTAAACAAGTTAGTGAATTTATTATGCACAATGGACTATGTTTTGATGCACCAGTATTAAATAGATTATTAGGTTCAGAAATAGACCCAGATAAAGTTACGGATACTTTAGTATTATCACAACTTTACAATCCTATCAGAGATAAAGGGCATGGATTAAAAGCATGGGGTGAAAAATTAAATATGCCTAAAGGTGGAGAAGATGTAAACTTCTTTACTTATAATAAAGCTATGTTAGATTATTGTAAACAAGATGTAGAAATAACTCATGCTGTTTACAATCAATTAAAAAAAGAAGGTAAAGATTTTTCTAAGCATGCTGTTAAACTTGAACATAAAATTGTTAGAATAATAGATAAACAAGAAAAGAATGGTTTTGCTTTTAATATACAAAAGGCACAGGAGTTACTAGCAAAACTTAAAGATGATATCTATGACTTGGAGCAGTGGTCGTTAGAAGAGTTTGAACCTACCATTGTAGAGATGAAGACGAAGACAAAAGAAATACCTTTTAACATTGGTTCTCGTCAACAGATAGCAGACAGACTAATGAAGAGAGGTTGGAAACCTAAACAGTTTACTGATAAAAAGAATATTATTATCAATGAGGCTGTTTTAAAAACAATAAAAGAACCGGAGTTGAAACTTACAGCAGAAAGATTTGCAAAGTATTTTCTTCTCCAAAAAAGAGCAGTGATGGTTGAGTCTTGGATTGAGGCTTGTGATAATAATAATAGAGTGCATGGTAAGGTTATGACACTACGTACTATTACAGGTCGCATGGCACATAACTCACCAAACATGGCTCAGATTCCGGCTACCTATTCACCTTATGGTAAAGATTGTAGAAGTCTTTGGACAGTATCAAATCCTATGAAATATAAGTTAGTAGGAACTGATGCTAGTGGTTTAGAGTTACGTTGTCTCGCACATTATCTTAATGATACAAATTATACAGATGAGATATTGAATGGAGATATACATACAAAGAATATGGAGTTGGCCGGCATTAAAAATAGAGACCAGGCAAAGACATTTATATATGCTTTTCTTTATGGTGCTGGAGCAGAGAAGATAGGTAAGATAGTAGGAGCTGGAAAGGAGCAAGGAAACTTACTAATTAATAGATTCTTGTCTAACTTACCATCTCTTAAAAGATTACGTGGACAAGTAGAAAATGCCGGTAAGAGAGGAAGAATAAGAGCTATTGATGGAAGATACTTAAAAGTTAGAAGTCCTCATTCAGCTTTAAATACTCTTCTTCAAGGTGCTGGTGCAATCATTTGTAAACAATGGTTGTATCATATTATAGAAAGAGTTTACAACAAAAGACTTGATGTAAAATTAGTTGCCTCTGTGCATGACGAATATCAGTTTGAGGTTAGCAACAAAGATGTTTATGAGTTTTGCAAGATAACAAAAGTAGCTATGAAACAAACTGAAAAAACATTAAATTTAAATTGTCCCTTAGATAACGATTACAAGATAGGAGTAACATGGGCAGAGACACATTAGAACCAAAGAAAGAAGACAGAAAAAAGTTTGACATAGATTTACAGTATGGTAAAGTAAAAGAAAAGATTATTGCTGACATGCTACAAGATAAAAAGATAGAAGTTAAATCTGAAAGAGGTATGTGGTTGAAAACTGGCAACATAGCTATTGAGTTTGAGAGCTATGGTAAGCCAAGTGGTATTGCCTCTACCGAATCAGATTATTGGTTTCATAATCTTTGTATAGGAGATGAAGTGTATGGAACATTGGTATTTAAAACAGATATGTTAAAGAAGATTATAAAGAATACACCTAACAAAAGAGAAGTATCTGGTGGAGACCATAATGCTTCAAAGATGTATCTAATGAATATCCAGAAATTATTTAACGTAGATATAATTAAAAAAAGTGTTGACAATGATACATAAACTATGCTATAATATAATTTTATTAACCAAAAAAGGAGACACGAATGAGTGTTATTAGTGGAACAGCTTATTGGGCAAGCATTATCAGCCCAAACACAACCTTTGATTCAGATGGTACATGGAGTATTGATGTAGGTAATCTGGATGCAGACAACAAGGCTCTCGCAGAGAAAGATGGTCTTACTATAAAGAATAAAGGTGATGACAGAGGAGACTTTGTTAGCATCAAACGAAACGTTAAGAGAAAAGATGGTAACTTAAATAGTGCACCTGAAGTTCTTGATGCTCAGAAGAGAACCATGATGAATACATTAATTGGTAATGGTTCTAAAGTAAATGTACTATACACCACATATGAGTGGAAGTATAAAGGTAGGGCCGGTGTTTCTGCTGACCTTAAAAAAGTACAGGTTATAGATTTAGTTCCTTATCAGGGTGATGCAGATGATGCATTTGATGTTGTACCTGATGGGTATTCTTCTGAAGACGAAAAAATTCCTTTTGCCTCTTAATTAAAAGGATAGTGGGAGTTCCGGCAAAAACCTCCATTCGGTAACCAGCGAGGTCTCCCACAACACACTATGAAAAATATAGATACTATAGTAGAAGATATATACAGTTTATTCGAAAAGAAGAACGAAGAACTAACTGAAAAAGAAGTAGATAAATGTATAGATGACTTTGCTAATTCAGTTAAGGTTCATGTAAAAGACTTTTTAAAAGAGTTACCACAGGATAAACCTAGATTAAGATTATCAACTATAGGTAGACCAGATAGGCAGTTATGGTATGATTTTAAAAAGCCACACAACGAACCTTTGGCACCTAGTACCAGAATAAAATTTCTTTATGGTTATATTTTAGAGGAGTTATTAATTATGCTTGCCTCCATATCTGGTCACAAGGTAACACAACAACAAAAGCAAGTAGAAGTAGAAGGGGTTAAAGGACACCAGGATTGTTTTATTGATGGTGTTTTAGTAGATTGTAAGAGTGCATCTGGTAGGGGTTATACTAAGTTTAAATATAACAACCTAGCTAGTGATGACCCTTTTGGTTACATATCTCAGATATCTGCTTATGCAGAAGGCAATGGTGTAGATGAGGCAGGCTTTTTAGTTATTAACAAATCTACAGGAGAAATATGTTATACAAAAGTACATTCATTGGAGATGATAAATGCTAAGAAAAGAATACAAAAGATTAAACAAGTTGTTAATTCAGATACACCTCCGGACAAATGTTATCCGGCAGTTCCTGATGGAAAGTCTGGCAACTATAAGCTCGATACTGCTTGTATGTATTGCAATTATAAGTTTGATTGTTGGAGTGATGCTAATGATGGTAAAGGACTTCGTGTTTTTAATTATTCAACCGGTAAAAGATATCTTACAAAAGTTGAAAAAGAACCTAACGTAGATGAAGTAAATGAAGAACGAACATGATATAATACAAATAGAAAATGTATTTTATTCTGAGCCTTACAATTCAGAGAAGAGACTTTTTCTATGTGTTATATTACAAGCATTGTTAGATGTGTCAAAGAATATAATTACATCTAATGATAAAGTTAATAAGGCAAGAGCAGAGTCTTGGTTTTTTTCTGAGGTTGGTGTTACATGTCAAAACTTTGAAACAGTTTGTGATATGGCCGGAGTTCAACCAGATAAAGCCAGGTCTTTTGCTTATAAAGTTATACATGCAGACAATAAAAAATATTTAAGAAACAGAATTAGAAGCGTATTAAGAGGCGACCATGACACAGAAGAAAAAAGATTTGACATTTGAAGAGAATCATGCTAAACTATATGCTGATATGATAAATTATGAGGAGCAAGCAAACATGGGAATGATGGATGAAGCAATTAAAGAAACAGTAAAAGAAAAAGGTTTTAAAAAAACTGATTTACAAAAAGAAGCTATGAGAGCTACATTAAAACAAGTAGGTGGTAGTCATTACAAAGATTGTAAGATACAGCCTGTAGAATTTATTGTAGGAAATGACTTGACTTTTCTTGAAGGAAATATAATTAAATATATTACTAGACACAGAAGAAAAGGTGAAGGCAGAAAAGATATAGAAAAAGTAATACACTACGCAGAAATGATTTTAGAAATGGAGTACAATGAGCAATAATTATTTACCAACAGAATACCAAAACTTTATTCACAAATCTAGATACTCTAGATGGTTAGAGGATGAAGGAAGAAGAGAGTCTTGGATAGAAACAGTAACCAGATTAACTAATTTTATACAGATACATTTAAAGAAAAATCTAAATGTAGAATTAGAAAGTGAAGACATTAGAAGAATAGAAGATTATATAATTAATCTTTCTGTTATGCCTTCTATGAGAGCATTAATGACAGCAGGCACTGCACTAGAAAGAGAAAATATTGCCGGCTATAATTGTTCTTATATACCTATAGATAATCCAAAGGCTTTTGATGAGATACTGTACATACTAATGAATGGTACAGGTGTTGGTTTCTCTGTAGAAAGAGAAAATGTAGATAGACTACCTACAATACCAAATAGAGAATTTGAACAGACAGAAGATGTTATTTCTGTCGCTGACTCCAAAGAGGGTTGGGCAAGAGGATTTAAAGATTTGATATCTTATCTTTATACTTGTAGAATACCAAAGATAAATGTTAATAAGATTAGACCAGCCGGTCAAAGATTAAAAACATTTGGTGGTAGAGCAAGTGGCCCACAACCTTTAGTTAATCTTTTTGATTTTGTTATAGAAAAATTTAAAGGTGCTAAAGGTAGAAAGTTAAACTCTATGGAGTGTCATGATATTGCGTGCAAGACAGGTGAAGTAGTGGTTGTTGGTGGTGTGCGTAGGTCTGCCCTTATATCTTTGAGTAATCTCTCCGACCAAAGATTAAGAGCAGCAAAGTCTGGTGCTTGGTGGGAAACAAACCCAGAAAGAGCACTAGCAAATAACTCTGTTGTTTATACTGAACAACCAGATGCAGGTATTTTTATGAAGGAATGGCTCTCTCTTTATGAAAGTAAATCTGGAGAAAGAGGTATATTCAACAGAGTTTCTGCACAGAACAAAGCAAAAGAAAATGGTAGAAGAAATGCTGACCATCCTTTCGGAACTAATCCTTGTTCAGAAATTATATTAAGACCAAATCAGTTTTGTAATTTAACAGAGGTAGTGGTAAGGCCTATGGATACTGAGGCTACACTACACGATAAAATAGAAGTGGCTACTATACTAGGCACAATACAAGCTACATTAACTGACTTTGGTTATTTAAGAAAGAGATGGCAAACAAATACAGAAGAAGAAAGATTATTAGGTGTATCTCTTACAGGTATTATGGATAACTCTATTATTAATAGAAGAAGAGAAAGACTACCAGAAATACTACAAGGCATGAGAAATAAAGCTGTTATAACAAACAAAGAGTGGGCAGAAAAATTAGGTATACCACAATCAACAGCTATTACTTGTGTTAAACCTTCAGGTACAGTTAGCCAGTTAGTAGATAGTGCTAGTGGTATTCATGCTAGACATAATCCTTATTACATTAGAACAGTTAGAGGTGATAATAAAGACCCATTAACAGAGTTCATGAAAGAGCAAGGTATACCAAATGAACCAGATGTAATGAAGCCTGACCACACTACAGTATTTTCTTTTCCTATGCAGTGTTCTGATACTGCTGTTTATAGAAATGATATGTCTGCTATAGAGCAGTTAGAGATATGGAAGTTATATGCACAGCATTGGTGTGAACATAAACCCTCTGTTACTATTTCTGTTAAAGAAAAAGAGTGGGTAAATGTAGGTAACTGGTGTTGGGATAATTTTGATTATCTTTCTGGTGTATCTTTCTTACCTTTCTCTGACCACACATATCAGCAAGCACCTTATCAAGATATAGATAAAGAGCAGTATGAATCTTTACAATCAAAGATGCCTGAAAAAATAGATTGGGCAAAGTTACAAGACTTTGAAAAAGAAGATAATACTAGAGGCTCGCAAGAATTAGCATGTACTGCAGGCTCCTGTGAATTAGTGGATATTTAATTTATGTTAGATGGAATTGTAATATTAATATGTATATTATTAATAGCTAATATTTTAAATATGATATAATTTTTTTGTTGCATTATATTTAAAAATATGTTATAATAGTATTATCATGAGAAAAGCAATTGTAGGAACAGGTAAGACACTAAAGAACTTTTTTAAGAAGGTAACTTCTATAGGTAAATCTATTAGGAGTAGACCAAAGAATAAACACAAACGTAGAAATTTTAAAAAATATAAAGGACAAGGTAAATGAGAATAATATTAATATTAATAGTTAGTTTAATAACATTACAATTAAAGGCAGACCCCTGGTTTGATTCTATAGGATATAGATACTATCATGATTTAGATAATGAGCATGATGGTTCTAAGTTTAGAAGTTATGCTACTAAAAAATTATCTAATGATGATAAATTAAAAATAGCTTATGAAAGAAAAAGAGTAGGTCAAGGTTTTGAAGCTGGGACTTTTTTTATAGATTATGAATGGAAGTTCTAGTATGCAAACAAAAATTAGAAACGATATGGACACAGTGTATATTGGCTATGACCCTAGAGAACATGCAGCTTATGAAGTATTAAAGTTTTCTATTGAAATACGTGCCAAGAATCCTGTAAGAATAGTGCCTCTTAAAAAAGATGCATTGATTAAGAATGGTATGTTTAGAAGAAAATCAAACAGTATAGGTAATCAACAGTATGATGAGATAGATGGTAGACCTTTCTCTACTGATTTTAGTTTCACTAGGTTTCTTGTACCACATTTAAGTATGTACACTGGGTTATCTTTATACATGGATTGTGATATGTATTGCTTTGGTGATATAACAGAATTATTTGATATGTGTAGAGATGCTTATTATCCTGTGTGGGCAGTACATCACAAGTATAATGTGGAAAAAGGTGTTAAAATGGATGGCCAAGCACAAGAACCTTATAGCATGAAGAACTGGTCTAGTCTTATGATGTTTAATAACGAGCATCATTATCTAGATAAGTTAAGTGTTGATGCTATTAACACAGAAAAAGGTAGATGGTTACATACATTTAAATGGTTGCCTGATGAAGAATCTGATATAGGTCAAATACCTGAAGAATGGAACTGGCTTGATGGTCATTCATCAGAACAAATAAAACCAAAGATTGTACACTTTACAACAGGTGGTCCTTGGTTTGCCAAGTGGAAACCTAGAGGAGTAACTGAAGGTAAGTATGCTGTGAAATGGTGTGAAGATGCTAGGTGGTTACAAATGAAAGGTATTATACCTAGAGAAAAGGATTACTTAATACAATGAGAGAATTAACACAAACTTTATATAAGGCTGTTCGTTCACATTATGAAGGCGAAAGGTCAAAGTTTTTATATCAATTAGATTTAGCTTTTCAAAAACCTGTAGCTATAGGTGAACACCCTAAGATAGTTGAAGATACTGTTGTATTAATTAAACAGTTAGCTGAAGCCGAAGAGGCATTAGAAACACTAGACAAAAATTTTGGAGCATATAATGACAGAAGTTAATATTGTTACTTGTTTTGACGAATCTATTTTAAAAGATACGGCAATACATTTATTAAACTCAACAAAAGAAAATTTAGATACAAGCATTAACTTTACTGCTTATTACCATGACTGTAAAATAGATGCTTATTCTTTACCGGATTACACATATAAAAGTTTACATGATATAAAAGACCATGAAGATTTTTTAAAAAGATATGGTGAACATGATGGAACAGAAGAAGGCAAAATACCTTACAATGAAAAGTTAGATGCATTGAAATGGTCTCACAAAGTGTTTGCCTTAACTGAAAAATCATTTGATTTAGCAGAGAAAAGTAAAGAGGCAGGATGGTTGATATGGATTGATGCTGATTCTTATTTAAAGAAAAGATTAACTAAACAAGATATGTTATCTATGTTAAATGATAAAGCTGATATAGTTTATAATCCTAATGAACCTTTCTTCATGGCTTTTAATTTAAATAAACAACCTACTATAGATATACTAGCAGACTTGCGTGGTGCTTATATGTTAGGTGAGATAACTAAATATAGAGAATGGCATGATTATTATATTCTATCTAGACTATTAACTATTTATCAAGCACATGGTATGAAGGTAGAAAATATAAATGCTATGAATGATTACTTTTATCATTTTGCTGGCAGACCTGATTTTTCTAAAGTTGCTATAAGAAAAGGTAATGGTGAAAGAGCTTTTCCTTTATCAGATGAAGTTGCTCCTGATATTAAACCTAATAGATATCAACAGATATCACAGATAATGAAACAATATAAACCAAAAACTGTGATAGAA